CTACTGTATCTTCTGGTAAATCAACCAAAGTAATTATCATCTCAACGCCACACGGGATGAATATGTTTTATAAACTCTGGCATGATTCAGAGCGTGGCGCAAATGAATATATACCAACGGAAGTCCACTGGTCTCAAGTCCCTGGTAGAGATGCTAAGTGGAAAGAGCAAACAATTAAAAACACTTCAGAGCAACAATTCCGAGTTGAGTTTGAGTGCGAATTCCTAGGATCTGTTGATACTCTTATTAGTCCCAGCAAGTTGAGGTCGATGGCATATGGAGATCCCATCAAAGAAAAGAATGGACTTGCAATGTATGAAACAGTAAAGGAGAATCACCAATATGTCATCACAGCAGACGTTGCTAGAGGAGTATCAGGAGATTATTCTGCGTTTTTGGTGGTTGATACAACTACAATTCCATATCAAGTAGTTGCTAGATATCGAAACAACGATATTAAACCAATTCTATTTCCAAATATAATTGTAGATGTTGCCAAAAATTATAACCATGCATTTGTATTAGTTGAAGTAAATGATATTGGCGGACAAGTTGCTGATATCATTCAATATGATTTGGAATATGAAAATCTTCTTATGGTTGCAATGCGCGGGCGTGCTGGTCAACAACTTGGTCAGGGATTTTCAGGTAAGAAAACACAAATGGGTGTAAAGATGAGCACAGCAGTTAAACAAGTTGGTTGCTCAAATTTAAAAGCATTGATTGAAGATGATAAACTAAATATTCCAGACTATGATTGTATTGCAGAATTAACTACTTTCATTCAAAAGGGAGTATCCTTCCAAGCGGAAGAAGGATGTAATGATGACCTAGCAATGTGTATGGTTATTTTTGCATGGATGGCAATGCAAGATTATTTTAAAGAATTAAATGATAATGATGTAAGAGAAAGAATATACGCGGATCAAAGAGAAAGTATTGAGCAAGACATGGCACCTTTCGGATTTGTTGATGATGGTTTGGAAGAAGGGTTTTATCAAGATGCCCAAGGTGATGTGTGGCAAACCGCAGAATACGGAGATAAATCCTACATGTGGGAGTACAGGTGAGTTTTCAAAAATATAAATAATCCTAGACAACCATTAGTTGACCACATCTAGGAGTTTAAAGATGAGTGCATCAAATCAACTTTCGCCAGGTGTAGTTATTCAGGAGAGAGACCTCTCAACAGTAACTACCCCTTCAGCGTTTAACGTAGGGGTAATTGCCGCTCCTTTCAACAGAGGACCCGTTGAAGAAATTGTAAATATTTCGACTGAAAGACAGTTAGTAAATATTTTTGGTGAGCCCGATGAGCAAAATTTTGAGTTTTGGTATACTGCCTCGCAGTTTCTTGCTTATGGTGGTCTCTTAAAAACTATTAGAGTTTCATCATCGACTCTCAAGAATGCAGTAAGTGATGGTCAAACTGCAGAATTAATTAAAAATCTTCAAGACTATGAGACTGTCTATGAGAGTAGAGGATCTACATCTTGGAGTTATGCCGCTCGCACTCCTGGTACTTTAGGCGATTCCATTGGCGTTTTTGTTACTGATGCTGGTGCCGATCAAGTTGCAGCTCTTCCCGCTCCTAGTTCTGGTAACGAGCATGAGTTTGTTGGTGATGAAGCACTTAGCGCAACTTCTGGTGCTGCTGGTAAAGTATATAAGTATTCCCTAAAACTAACCGTCCAAGATGTTGTTGGTGGTTTTGTTGCTGGTTCTACCGCTTCAATTGTTATTGGTGGTGGATCTGCACAAGATGTAAATGTCCTTGCATGGAATGCTGCTGATAAAATCCTTGAGATTGGATTAACTGCTGGTGGTGTTACTGGTATTATTACTGATGGCACTGACACTATTTCGCAGACCGTTAATAGCGTCGTTAGCACCTGCACAATTACTACTACCAAAAGAGAACTTCTAGTTGGTTTGAATAAAGGAAGCATTAAGTTTGCTGCTGCAGATTCGATTGCTGACACCAACTCTACTGCTGTTGCTATCACTTCCGTCCGTGAAGAGTATGCTGAGCGTGAGTATCTTCCTGGTGTAAAGTGGATTAACGTTGCTCCAAGACCTGCTACATCCCTATTTGCTGCTGGCGTTGGTGGTCACAATGATGAAGTCCACGTCGTTGTTTTAGATATCGATGGTAAAATTACTGGCACTCCTGGTGCAGTATTAGAAAGATATGTTGGTCTTTCCAAAGCATCTGATGCTAAAACTTCTGTAGGTGAAGTTAACTACTACAAAGAAATTATTAAGCAAAAATCCAATTACATTTATTGGGGATCTCATGAAACTGCTGCTTTCTTAGGCACCACAGGAAATGCTGCTGCTGGTAACTGGGGACAGTCTGCTGCCAACAGAAACTTCAATCTGCTCCGTAGCGCGACTGGCACACAAAACTACCCTGCTGCCGATACTACTGTAGGTAGCGCAAATAACGCTACTTTCTACTATCGTTTTGCTGGCGGTGTTGATTACACTTCTTCTGGTGGATCTATTTCCCTAGCAACTTCTGATATTGCAGCTGCATACGATCTCGTTTCTGACCCTGAGTCTCAAACAATTGACTTTATTCTTTCTGGTCCTGCTGGTGCAACAAATGAAGAAGCACTTGCAAAGTCAGTTACCATTATGAATCTGGTTGAAGAGCGTCGTGATTGCATGGCATTCTTCTCGCCTAAGAGATCTGATGTTATTGGTCTAAGCAATACTGCAACGATCACTGATAATATTGTTGCTTACTTCGATCTGCTTCCTTCTTCCAGTTACGCTGTATTTGATTCTGGATACAAGTATATCTACGATAAGTATAATGATGTTTATCGTTATGTCCCTTGCAACGGTGACATTGCTGGTCTTTGTGTCCAAACCACTGAGGTTGCAGAACCCTGGTATTCCCCCGCAGGTTTCTCTCGCGGTGTCTTGAGAAATGCTATCAAACTAGCATATACTCCCAATAAGACTCAGCGTGATGCACTCTATGCAAACAGAATCAACCCTGTTGTTTCTTTCCCTGGTCAAGGCGTAGTACTATTTGGTGATAAGACTGCACAAGGTTTCGCTTCTGCATTCGACCGTATTAACGTCCGTCGTCTCTTCCTCGTTATCGAGAGAGTTATCGGCACTGCTGCTAAGACTCAACTCTTTGAGCAGAATGATGAAGCACAAAGAAATCTCTTCCTCAACATTGTTGAGCCATATCTAAGAGATGTCCAAGGTCGTCGTGGTTGCACCGACTTCTTAGTCAAGTGCGACTCCGAGAATAACCCTGCAGCATCTGTTGATCGCGGAGAATTCTATGCTGAGATCTATGTTAAGCCCACGCGCACAATTAACTACATCACTCTAACATTCGTAGCAACCAGAACTGGTGTTGCATTTGAAGAAGTCGCTTCCTGATCACTTTTACATAACTCAAGAGACCCTACGGGGTCTCTTTTTTTGTCAAAAAATTTATAATACTAAATATTAGAGACGAGAGGATCTTACCGACATGGCACTTAGAGGAACAATTGATGATTTTAAGGCTAGTGTAGTCAATGACTTTGCTAGACCTAATCTATTCCAAGTAGACTTAAACTTTCCAGCAACGCTAGGAATTTCTTCCGATATCTCAACTTTTGGTAACTTCACTGTTAGAGCAGCAAACTTACCCGCATCGCAGATTGGTGTTGTTGAAGTACCCTTCAGAGGTAGAGTATTGAAAATTGCTGGTGACCGCACCTTCGAGCCTTGGACAATTACTATCATGAATGATAGCCAATTCTCCATGCGTAATGCGTTTGAAATTTGGGCTAACTCCATTCAGGCAGCAAACGAAAACTTTACTGCTGCTGGCACCTTGGGTGATGCAACCGATTCTACTGGTTACTTCGCTGACATGCTTGTCCATCAATTGTCTAGAGATATTAAGTCCGACTCTGAGTCTCCCAAAATTCTCAAGTCCTACAAATTCTACAACGTATTCCCAAGTAACGTATCTGCTATCGATCTTGACTTCGGTAACAACGATGCTATTGAAGAGTTTACTGTTGAATTACAGGTACAATACTGGGCACCTCAGACTGAAGTATCTACAGGTGACTGATTTATAACCCTGATAAATAGATCAGGGATTAAATTTTTTGAGACTAATGTCATCTTCGCAACTATTTGGTTTTTCACTAGAGCGTGTAAAGAAGGTCCCCAAGGGGCCTTCTTTCGTGCAAAAGGACAGTTTAGATGGATCACAACCCGTATCGGGTGGTGGTTACTATGGGTATACGGTTGATTTTGATGGCACTGTTCGTAATGAGTTTCAACTAATCTCTCGTTATAGAGAGATGGTTTTACAACCAGAATGCGATAGTGCAGTAGACGATATTGTCAATGAGACAATTTGTGGTAACTTTGATGATGTGCCTGTTGAGTTAGAGTTATCAAATTTAAAGGCGTCGGATAAAATTAAAAAGTTAATGCGAGAAGAGTTTCAAGAAATTCTTCGTTTACTTGATTTTGAAAACAGATCTTATGAAATCTTCCGCCGTTGGTATGTAGACGGTAGACTATTTTATCATAAGGTAATTAATCCAGATAATCCTCGCGAAGGTTTGATCGAGCTGAGATATATCGATCCCCGTAAGATTCGTAAAATTACAGAAACTGAGCAGAAGAAACCTGAGCAATTAAGAGGTCTTCCGCTTAATCAACAACTATCACCTAAGAGTGCAGATTATTTTCTATATGATCCCAAGGGCTTAAAGAATTCCACAACCCAAGGATTGAAAATTGCACCCGATTCTATCTGTTATGTCCATAGTGGCATTATGGATTTGAATAAAAATATGACTCTCAGTCATCTTCATAAAGCAATTAAGGCAGTCAATCAACTCCGCATGATTGAAGACTCTCTGGTTATCTACCGTTTGAGTAGAGCACCTGAGCGTCGTATCTTCTACATTGACGTTGGCAATCTTCCCAAGAATAAAGCAGAGCAATATCTCCGCGAAGTTATGGGTCGCTATCGTAACAAACTTGTTTATGATGCTAACACTGGAGAGATCAAAGACGATAAAAAATTCATGTCTATGCTAGAAGATTTCTGGCTCCCTAGACGTGAAGGTGGTCGTGGTACTGAGATTACAACGTTACCTGGTGGTCAAAATCTCGGTGAATTGGAAGACGTTAAGTATTTCCAAAAGAAACTTTATAAAGCACTCAATGTCCCTGGATCTCGTTTAGAAACAGAGACCACATTTAACGTTGGTCGTGCTGCTGAGATTACTCGTGATGAAGTTAAATTCCAAAAGTTTGTTGCCCGTCTCCGCAAACGTTTCTCCGAATTATTCACAGATCTTCTGAAAACACAACTTGTGTTAAAAGGTGTTATCACTCTAGAAGAGTGGGAAGACATGAAGGAGCATGTGCAATATGATTACGTTGCAGATAACTACTTTGCTGAATTAAAAGAGATCGAAATTCGCAACGAGAGAATGAATCAAGTTGCATCGATGGATCCCTTTGTTGGTAAGTATTTCTCTGTTGAATATATGCGTCGTCAAGTGCTCAAGCAAACTGACCAGGAGATTAAAGAAATTGACAAACAAATCGAATCTGAAATGGAATCAGGTATTATTGCTGATCCTATGGCAGAAATGGATCCCGCTATGGCTGCTGGCGATCCCGCAGCAGGACAACTAGCACCAGCACCAGAAGCACAACCCGAGGGTCCAGACCCTAGTGATGTAAAACGTGCCGAATTCTAAATAATAAATAATTACAATATTATATAAATATCATGCCTTCTGACATTGCAAAACAAATCGTTGATCGTATTTTTGGTGACGAAAAATCTAAAGCAATTGATCTAACTAATGATGCACTAAGTGCATCAACCTATGATGCAATTCAACAAAAGAAAATTGAATTTGCAAAATCTATGGGTTTTGAATTAGATGATACTGCTCAAGATTCATCAGATGAAGTTACCGATCAACTTCCTGACGGGACAGAAACCGATCCTGAAACTGTAGAAGTTGATGGTAGACAACCTGAAGATCCACCAGAAAGTGAAAGTGAATTAGAAACTACCGATACACCAGAAGAGGAAACGACAGATGAAACTGATCAGTGAAGAAATTCTAAACGTAGATTTTCTTACCGAAGAAAAAGAAGGTAAGAAACGCCACTTTATTGAAGGCATTTTTCTGCAAGCAGAATTAAAAAATCGCAATGGCAGAATGTATCCTGTCAAAACTTTAGCAAGAGAAGTTGCTAAATATGACGAGAGTTACATTCAGAAAGGTCGCGCTCTTGGTGAGTTGGGTCATCCCGATGGTCCATCAATTAACCTAGATCGCGTTTCCCACAGAATCGTTTCTCTCAATCAAGAAGGCAATAACTTCATGGGCAAGGCACAAATCCTTGATACTCCTATGGGCAACATTGCAAAGTCTCTTCTTGACGAAGGTGTCAAACTGGGTGTTTCTTCACGCGGAATGGGATCCTTAGTTAAAAAAGAAGGTTGCAATGTAGTTGCTGATGATTTCATGCTTGCCACTGCTGCTGATATTGTAGCAGATCCATCTGCACCCGACGCTTTTGTCGATGGCATTATGGAAGGTAAAGAATGGGTTTGGGATAATGGCATTCTTAAAGAGTCTGCTGTTGCCGAAATCAAACAAGAAATTGATGAAGCAACTCTGATTAACATCCAAGAGCGTAAGATTTCCGCGTTTGAGATGTTTTTAAAGAGTTTGTAATTTATAAATAAATAAAGACAAACAAATGCTAAACGGAGTAGATCAAATGTCTGAATCCCTCGAAAAAGAGTTAGATAACATGGAAGAAGTGACCGAAGGTTCTGATCCCGTCACCAAAAATGCAAAACCTGGCGAGAAGATTGATACTTCTGGCGGTGGTGCAAAGAAGGTGATTGATGTCACTACAGATTCTGAAGAAGGTGCAAAGGGTACTAAGAACGCTGGTGCTTCTGCTGCTGGTGCAGTAAAGCACGAAGGTTCTAAGTCACTGAGCACAAAACCCAGTGCCGCATCATCTAAAATGGAGGAGACTGAGGATGGCGAAACGGAAACAATCGCTGAAACCCAGTACGACTTTACTGAAGATGTTGACGCTCTTGTCGCTGGTGAAGACCTCTCAGAAGAATTCAGACAGCGTGCAGTAACTATCTTTGAAGCAGCAGTAACTGAAAAAGTTAATGCTGAAGTTGCTGCTATTCAAGAAGCATTTGAAGCTACTCTTACCGAAGAGGTAGAGAGCGTCAAAACAGACTTGGCCGAAAAGGTTGATGACTACTTGACTTATGCTGCTCAACAATGGATGACCGAGAATGCACTCGCCATTGAGCACGGAATCAAAAATGAGATCTCGGAGTCATTCTTTAACGGCCTAAAGACTCTCTTCATCGAGCACAACATGAGTGTGCCTGAAGAGAAATTCAACCTGCTTGACGGCATGGTTGGAGAGCTTGATGAGATGGAAGCTAAACTCAACGAGCATATCGACGCCAACGTCCAGTTAAACAAAAAACTGGGTTCTTATATCAAAATGGAGATTGTGAATGAGTGTGCTGCAGGTCTTGCAGAAACACAGAAAGAGAAGCTTGCTTCTCTGGCAGAGGGTGTTGAGTTTGAAACTGAAGAAGACTTTAGAAGTAAAGTCGAAACTATCAAGGAATCATACTTTACTCGCAAGGTAGTTGCTGAAGCAACAGAACCTACCGAAGATAGAGGCGAGACCCTTGTAGAAGATACTACATCTGGCTCCATGTCGAAGTACGTGGATGCACTTAAGATGTGGTCTAAATGATTAATTTGTAAAAACTACTTTTTTTAAATTCGGAGCAACAAAATGTCATTCCAAAATCTCCAAGAAAAGTGGGCACCCGTTCTAGAGCACGATTCTCTTCCCGAGATCAAAGACTCCTATAAGAAAGGCGTTGTCGCACAACTTCTGGAAAACCAAGAAAAAGCAATCGCAGAAGAAGGTAAGATCCTTACCGAAACTCTGCAAAC